CTGGCTGTGAATGGGGGTACGAACTGAATGAGCAGCAGGTGTATTGCCCGCTGCCAAGGTGCGTGAACCATGACAAAGAAAAGGAAGACTGTAGAGGTAGCCCCGGAGGTGAAGGAACTGTTTGCCCGGGTGCTGCTGAAACTGAAACCGCCGCCGAAGCTGACAGTCAGCGAATGGGCGGATAAGTACAGAAGAATGTCGCCGGAAGCCAGCGCGGGAACAGGACGGTGGCACACGGACAATGCGCCGTATCAGCGCGCTGTGATGGATGCCATTGGTGATCCACATATCCGCATGGTTGTGGTCAAGACATCATCCCAGATCGGAAAGACGGAGATCATCCTGAACACACTGGGATATGCGATTGACTACACCCCGGCACCGACGCTGGTGATGCAGCCGACGGTGGAAATGGGACAGACATTTTCCAAAGACCGCCTGGCACCCATGATCCGCGATACCCCGGAACTGCGAAGAAAGGTTGATGCCAAGAGCCGCTTCTCCGGGAATACGATCATGCAGAAAGCATTTCCGGGTGGACACGTCACAATAGTTGGAGCAAACAGCCCGGCGGGGCTTGCGTCCCGCCCGATCAAGTTTGTTCTGGCAGATGAGGTGGACCGATACCCGGCATCAGCTGGCACCGAGGGCGACCCGCTGACGCTGGCAAGAACCCGCCAGACAACATACTGGGACAAGAAAACGGTGCTTGTTTCCACGCCGACCATAAAGGGAACCAGCAGGATTGAAAAAGCCTGGCTGGAAAGCACGATGGAAGAGTGGACGGTACCGTGCCCGGAATGCGGTGAGTATCAACCACTGGTATGGGCAAACGTAGTGTTCGACCGGGAGAACTGGCCGCACGGCGGTGTGCAGTACCGGTGCGAATCCTGCGGATGCATTGCCGGTGAATATCGCTGGAAAGCACAGGGCAAGAAGGGAAGATACGTTGCATTGCACCCGGAACGGGAGGTGCGCGGCTTTCACCTGAATGTTCTGGCGTCGTCATTCTGCGCATGGTCCGGCATCGTCACGGAATTTCTTTCTGCGAAAGAAGCACTGGATCATGGAAACCCCGAGTTGATGAAGGCATGGGTCAACACCAAACTTGGGGAAACCTGGGAAGAGCGCGGCGAGAGCGCAGACGATATGGCGCTGTACAGCCGCCGCGAAATGTACTCGGCAACCGTACCAGCACAAGTGCTGGTACTTACCTGCGGTATCGACGTGCAGGATGACCGCTTTGAACTGGAACTTGTGGGCTGGGGAGTTGGCAAGGAAAGCTGGGGAATCCGATATCAGAAGATATACGGCGACCCGCTTAAACCTCAGATTTGGGAAGACCTTGACAAGTTCCTGCAAACACGCTGGCGCAGAGAAGACGGCGTGGTGCTGGATATTCTGGCAGCGGCGATGGATACCGGCGGACATCACACGGATGCCGTGTACCGTTTCTGTCTCGACCGCTTTTATCGCCATGTCTACGCAATCAAAGGACGCGGCGGCGTGGAAACGGTGTTCGTGTCGAAGCCGTCAACCGGAAACCGCGTAGGCGTGCCGCTGTACACCATCGGTGTTGATAACGGCAAGACGATGGTGTACCAACGTCTGAACGTTCAGACACCGGGTCCGAACTACTGCCACTTCCCACTGGATGAAGCAGCAGGGTATGACGAAACCTACTTCAAAGGCTTGACGGCGGAGAAGCAGGTTGTGCGTTGGAAGAAGGGCAGGCCCACGACAGCATGGGAACTGAAAGACCCGAACTATCACCGCAACGAGCCGTTGGACTGCCGAGACTACGCACTGGCTGCACTGGAAATTGCAAACCCTGTGTTGGAAGACCCAGATGCAGAAACGGAAATGCCGGTGGTGCAGCATCCGGCAGGACGAAGAATTGTATCGGGAGGTATTGGATAAATGGCAGGAATTACGCTGGAACAGGCAGAAGCGAAACTTCAAACCTGGATGGAAGCGGAAGAAAAGATCGCCAGTGGACAGGGCTACTCCATCGGCGACCGCCGCCTGACCCGTGCTGACCTTTACACGGTCCGTGGCGAAATCGAATACTGGAACAACAAAGTGAAAGAACTGGAAACGGCGGCAACAGCTGGAAGAAACAAGATGTACCGGTTTGTGCCGCGTGATATTTAACGGAGGGCAGCATGGGCAAAATGAACCTCATGGATCGTGCGATTGCCGCTGTTGCCCCGGAACACGCCCTGCGCCGGGCAGCGGCGCGGGAAAGCCTGCGCTTTATCAATTCCGGCTACGGGAACTACGGCGCGAGTACGACCAAGAAATCCATGCGCGGATGGCTGTTTGCTGGCGGCAGCGCGAAAGAGGATATCGAAGATAACCTCAAAACGCTGCGCGAAAGAAGCCGTGACGCTTACATGGGCGTGCCGATCGCAACCGGTGCATTGAAAACGATGCGCACAAATGTTGTTGCAAGTGGCCTGACACCATCACCGCAAATCGACGCGGATTTCCTGAACATGACGCCGGAACAGGCGAACGACCTGCAAATGCAGATCGTCCGTGAATTTTCGCTGTGGGCAGACAGCCCGCTATGCGATGCTGACCGGGTGGATAACTTCTACAAATTGCAACAGTTGGCATTCCTAGCCTACATGATGAACGGTGACGCCTTTGCTGTTCTGCCGATGCGGCACAATGTTGGACAGCCGTATGACCTGCGTGTGCAGCTGATTGAAGCCGACCGGGTGTGCAGCCCGGATCAGGACGACCGGTTAGCACCGTGCGTGGTGGACAATGTGTCTGTGCAAAGCATTGTGCAGGGTGTGGAAACGGACAGCAACGGCATGGTTGTTGCCTACTGGATTTGTAATCAGCATCCGCTGGCAAGTTTGTATGCATTGCCGGAGCCGATGAAATGGCAGCGTGTGGAAGCCTACGGCGAAACCACCGGGCGCAGAAACATCCTGCACATCATGAACCGGGAACGTTCCGGGCAGCGGCGCGGCGTGCCGTTGCTGGCACCGGTACTGGAAGCGTTGAAACAGCTTGGGCGGTACACGGATGCTGAAATCACAGCGGCGGGCATTTCGGCAATGTTTACGGTGTTCATCACAAAAGATAATCCGTCCATTGGCCGTCCGCTGGGTGAGGTGATCCCCCCGAACCAGCAGATCGACGCAGAAGACCGGGGCACAATTGAGTTGGGGTCTGGCGCAATCATCGACTTGAACCAGGGCGAGAAGGTGGAGTTTGCGGACCCGAAGCACCCGAACACGGGATTTGACGCATTCTCTGCCGCCATCATCAAACAGATTGCGGCGGCACTGGAAATCCCCAGTGAAGTGCTGATGAAGCAGTTCACGACGAGTTACAGCGCGGCGCGTGGTGCGCTGAATGAATTTTGGCGTACCTGCGATATGCAAAGAAGCTGGTTTGTGGACGACTTCTGCCAGCCCATCTATGAAGAGTGGTTGACGGAAGCCGTGGCGACCGGACGAGTAAAAGCCCCGGGCTTCTTTGATGATCCGGCAATCCGAAAAGCGTATACGTCCTGCACCTGGAACGGACCGGCACGAACCAACCTGAATCCGGTACAGGAAGTGGATGCTGCTGTAAAGCGCGTTGCAGCGGGCTTCTCAACAGCGGATCAGGAAACTGCAACGATGAACGGCGGCAGCTATGCAGCGAACATCCGCCAGCGCGTCATTGAAGCAAGAATGAAAAAGGAGGTGGACGACATTGCGAATGAGGGAAACGCCCCGAAGGGGAACGAACCGAATCGTAAATCAGGCGGGAAACCCGCAGACGACCAAAACGAATAACTGTTTCTGGAAGTTCCACAATCTGGCAGACGGCCAGAAAGCGGAACTTCTGCTTTACGGCAATATTTCCGAAAGCAGCTGGTGGGGCGATGAAGTTACGCCGAAGCAGTTTGCAGACGATCTTGCCGCTCTGGGCGATGTGCAGGAAATTACGGTGTACATCAATAGTGGCGGCGGCGACGTGTTCGCTGCGCAGGCCATCGGAAACCAACTGGAACGGTCGAGCGCAACGGTGACGGTTCAGGTTCACATTGACGGTCTGTGCGCCAGCGCGGCCACGATCGTTGCCTGCCATGCAGACAAGGTAATTGCGGCAGCGGACAGCTGCTACATGATCCACCCTGCCAGCATGGGCGTCTGCGACTATCTGACGGCAGAGGATATGCGCGATTGCCTGAAAGCGCTGGACACCATCCGAGAAAACATCGTCACGTTGTACGCCAAGAAGACCGGAAAGAGTACGGATCAGTGCGGCAAGTGGATGGATGAAACGAACTGGTGGACAGCGGCCGAAGCCAAGGAGAATGGTTTCATCGACGAAGTAGACGATGAAGAAGCGGATGCGGTTGTCGAAAACAGAAACGGCGTGCTGTTCGTAAACAGCATCGGGATGGGTCTGCCGTTTGATAAGGCCCCTGATTTCGTAAAAAGCCGCATGGGCAAACAACCCGGCGGCTTTTCTAATTCCGCAAATAATCCGGGAAAAACCGGAACACAGGAGGAAGAAACAATGACGATTGAAAACAAGAACGACCTGGTGAAGGCGTACCCGGATATGGTCAACGAGATCAAGAAGGATGCCGCTGTGGACGCAATCAACCGTGAGCGTGCCCGCATCAAGGACATTCAGGACATGACCATGCCCGGCATGGAAAAGATCATGCAGGATGCTCTGTACGGAGAGAACCCCATGGATGCCACCCAGTACGCGAAGGAAGTTGCCAAGTTCGCACGCAAGCAGGCAGAGGACAAGGCCAAAGGTCTGCATGACGACGCCCAGAACGGCGGCGCAAACGGCGTGAACAGCGTTGACCCCAGCAGCCAGAACATGGACGTGTATCTGGATGCCCTGCGCGCAGTCAGCAAGAAGCAGTACAGCGGATCAGGTGGGGCTTGGAAACGTGCCAAACGTGGCACCGGCAAACCAGCAGCCAGTGTTCTCAAATGCCTACATTATGAAGTCAGACGGTTCTTATGATGTGCAAAATATCGCGTCTGGCGAAAAGATGGGAGACATCCTACGGAAAATCCGAACAGCGATTGCCGCCTTCATTGCGCATCTTTCCGCAAAGAACCCGCATAACATTTCTGCTGCGGATATTTCCGCTGCGGCGAAGGATCACAAGCACAGCGCGGATG